AAAGAATTGATAAAACAGAAAGGGAAGAAAAATGAAACCCCTACTGATTAGTATTATACTTGCATTGTTTCTAACTGGCTGTGCTGGTGTCAAAAAGATAGAAACATTAAAAGTTGCTGTACAGAAAACACCATTAAATTTAGAACAACCAGAACCATTAGAGTCAAATGATGTGACCTGGATTGTTATAAATATAGATAACTACAAACAAGTCTTTGAAGAACTAACAGCGAACGGCAAGAAACCTGTTCTATTTGCATTAACCGATGATGGATATAAAGCATTGGGTATGAACTATGCAGATTTAAGAGAACATATAATTGCTCAACATGAAATTATTATCACTTACAAGGACTATTACGAACCTGAAAAGGAATAATAGTGTCAGATCAATTACAAAAACTAGTACAAGATGTTGCTGTTCTTAAAGAACAGAATACCTCAGCTGCAGATATTCATGGTCGTATAGATAATGCGATAGACAAACTTACAGATATACAATCTGGTGTTAAGTCTATGTTAGCAGTACATGAAGAGCGATTGGTTCGTGCCGAAGAATCAGACGCTGAAATAGTTGATATAATGGAACAAAGAAATAGAATTTGGCAAGAGGATCTTAAAGAGTTGCATGGTAGAATTACTAGTACCAGTAGAGACTTTATAGATATAAATAACGAACATGAAAAAACTGTAATCAAACGAGTTGATGATATGCAGTCTTATTTTATAACAGAGGCACAAAAATTTGACAAAAGGTTGAGTGAACTAGAACGCTGGAAATGGATCATTATTGGCATTTCTGTAGCTGTAGGAATAAGTGTTAGTCCTATGGCAAATATGTTGACAAACCTGATGTAAAATGTTATACTACCACTATGTCATCATACATAGATACAAAATTTCTAAATCAATTATCAAACAGACTTACAAACTTTAAACAAAAGAAACCTGGTCTTTGGAATTTCAGATGTCCACATTGTGGCGATAGTCAGAAATCTAAGTCCAAATCTAGAGGGTTTGTCTATGAGAAGAAGAATAATCTATTCTTCAAATGCCATAACTGCGGTATGGGACAGTCTCTTGGTAATTTCATAAAGTTTCTAGACGCTAGATTACATAAAGAATATGTACTAGAAAGATACAAAGATAGTAAACCCGTAGCCGTACCCGACTTCATACAGAAGCCTATAAAATTTGAAGAGAATAATGCACTAAGAAAACTTATTCGTTATGATAAACTAGACAAAGCACATCCTGCCTATGAGTTTATTACTAGACGAAAGATACCTGAAGAACATATAGATAAGTTTTATTTCTGTGATAAGTTTTATAAGTGGGTCAATAGTATTATACCTAAGAAATTACCTGTAAAGAATGATCACCCTAGAGTTATTATACCTTTCTATGACAGAACAGGTAAATTTTTTGCATTTCAAGGTCGTGCCTTCGGTCAAGAGCAACCTAAGTATGTAACCATCAAACTAGATGAAGGTAAAGAAAAGATTTATGGTCTAGATAGACTTGATTTAAACAAACCTGTTAATATTGTTGAAGGTCCTATTGATAGTTTATTTCTAGATAACTGTATTGCCATGGCTGGGGCGGATGTCGCACTTAAAATACCTTCGGAACAATGTACAATGATATTCGATAACGAACCTCGTAATGAACAGATAGTCAAGAGAATGATAGACGCTGTACACAAAAATTATAAAGTGGTAATATTTCCTCAATCGTTGAAATACAAAGACATTAACGACATGGTTATTCACAAAAAAGATGTCGGTGATGTTTCGAAACTTATATATAATAACACGCAAAAGGGACTCTCGGCCCTTCAAACAATCAATAACTGGAAAAGGATATAACCCTATGGACAACCATCTACCCACGAGCTATCAGCAATACATACACAAATCTAGATACGCTAGATTTATAGACGAAGATAAAAAAAGAGAATCGTGGCCCGAAACAGTAGGTAGATATTTTGACTATATGGAAGGTCATCTTAAAGACAAACATAATTACAAAATCCCAAATAGAGAAGAGTTAGAGAATGAAGTATTAAATCTAGGTGTAATGCCCTCTATGAGAGCATTGATGACGGCAGGACCTGCACTAGACCGAGATCATACTGCTGGTTATAATTGTAGTTATATCCCTATCGACAATGTAAGATCCTTTGATGAAGTAATGTACATACTATTATGTGGTACAGGTGTTGGGTTTTCAGTAGAACGAAAAAATGTAGAGAAACTTCCTACGATTGCAGAATCTATTGAACATACTGATACAGTAATTGTTGTAGAAGATAGTAAGGCTGGTTGGGCAAGATCATATAAAGAACTTATTGCTATGTTATACTCTGGTCAGATACCTAAGATTGATGTATCTAAGGTAAGACCTGCAGGTGCAAGACTAAAGACTTTCGGTGGTCGTGCTTCTGGTCCTCAACCATTAGTAAATTTATTTGACTTCACTATTAATACATTTAGAGACGCTGTAGGTAGAAAACTAGATTGCCTAGAAGCACACGATATCGTATGTAAAGTTGGTGAAGTAGTTGTAGTGGGTGGTGTAAGAAGGTCAGCATTAATCTCACTAAGTAATATTCAAGATGATGGTGTTCGTAAAGCAAAAATGGGAAACTGGTGGCAAAATAATCCACAAAGAGCATTATCTAACAATAGTGCTTGTTATAGTAGAACACCTGACATCGGATTGTTTATGCACGAATGGAAAGCATTATTTGATTCTAAGTCTGGTGAAAGAGGTATCTTTAATCGTGAGGCTGCAAAGAAAAAAGTTGAAGAGAATGGTCGTAGAGATTCCGAACACGAATTCGGTACTAACCCTTGCTCAGAAATTATATTAAGACCATATCAATTCTGTAATCTAACCGAAGTTGTTATTCGTGCTACAGATAACGAAGATGATTTAAAAAGAAAAGTTAGAATTGCAGCTACATTAGGTACATATCAATCTACATTAGTTGATATCAAATATCTAAGAAAGATATGGAGACAGAATACTGAAGAAGAGAGATTACTCGGCGTATCACTCACAGGTATTATGGATAACAAACTTACAATTAAGGCAGATGAAGAACTACTAAGAAGTATGAGAGAAATGTCAGTTGTAACCAATAAAGAGATTGCTAAGAAACTTAAAATACCTCAATCTGCTGCTACTACTTGTATTAAACCTTCAGGTACAGTCAGTCAGTTAGTTGATAGTGCTTCAGGTATTCATACAAGACATTCTGAATACTATGTAAGAACTGTACGAGGCGATAATAAAGATCCTCTAACTGAAATGATGAAAGATCAAGGCATACCACATGAACCAGATGTAATGAATCCTACTTCAGTTAGTGTATTCTCCTTCCCTACTGCTTCACCTAAAGGTGCGGTTACTAGAAACGAATACAATGCCATTCAACAATTAGAAACTTGGCTGAAATATCAAAGATTTTGGTGTGAACATAAACCATCTTGTACAGTATCAGTACGAGACGCTGAATGGATGGAAGTTGGTGCTTGGGTGTACAAACACTTTGACGAAGTATCAGGTATAAGTTTCTTACCACATTCTGACCATACATATCAACAAGCCCCTTATCAAGATATTGATAAAGAGAAGTATGATGAACTTAAAAAGTTAATGCCTAAAGTTGTTAACTTTGAAGAGTTGAAAAAATACGAGGCTGAAGATAATACGACTGGTACCCAAGAACTTGCTTGTACAGCAGGTTCTTGTGAGATCGTAGATATCACCTCTGCTCCTGTACCAACAGAGATCGCAGCTAATGCTTAAATGCGATAACTGTTCAGCAGAATACAAAATAAAACATGAAATGGACAAGGAACATTATCTTCCTATCTACTGTCCATTTTGTGGTTGGGAAAGAGAAGAATCAGATGAGGAATATTTAAACGATATTTCTTTTCACGACTCAGATGATTAAATCAATTGGTATTGACTATTCACTATCTTGCCCTGCTGTCTGTGTCGAAACAGAAAATGCTGAAGATTTCTATTACTTAACAGACAAGAAGAAATACGAAGGCACATTTAGACCAAATATAACTGGCACTCTACACAAAGGATATCTATCAGCTCAACAACGCTATGAGAATATCGCTGATTGGGTTATAGATATCATACATTCATACTACCCTAAATCTATTGCCAAAGTACCATATCCACTAGTCAAATTAGAAGATTACTCATTTGCCAGTAAAGGTAAGACATTTCATATTGCAGAAAATATGGGTATGTTAAAGTATAAATTTTATAAGTTAAATATACCTTTTGAACTCATAGCCCCCTCCTCTGTCAAGAAATATGCAACAGGAAAGGGCAATTCTAATAAAGAGAGTATGATAGAGGCATACAAGAAAGCCGCTGGATTTGACTTGCTGAGCGAGTTAGATTGTACATATAATTCGCCTGCTTCAGACATCGCTGATTCGTATTTTATATGCAAATATAAGACGGAAAACCCTCTAATTTAACGCAAAAAACACACTTTTTAGTGTGTCTTTTATGCAACACTTTTCAATTAAATAAAAAACTCAATGAAATCAAGGGGATAAAATGGATAATACTCCATTTTTCGCTTGTATTGCGTCTGGAATAGTATATAATAAAGACATAAACGAAGAAAAACAAGGACTTAAATGACTATATTATTATACACAACATTATCACTTACTGCCTTTTTCGCATATTGCACAGCAGTTGCTTATTATCAAATGTTCAAAGAGGAATTTGGTGAACTCTAAAAAAATGATAAACACAAAAGTACATATAGATATGGATGGCGTAATCGCTGACTTTTTCTCTGCTCTTGCAGAATTCAGAAAAGTCAATCACTGGAAAGATCAAGGTGAAATAACACTTGATACTTCAATTAAAGAATTAAGAGGTACTAACTTCTTCGAGACATTACCAGTTTTTCCTTTTGCTAAAAAATTAGTTGATTTAGTAAAGTCTTATACGGGTGGTGAGTATTATATCAATACTTCACCGCTCAGAGACGATATGGAAAACTCTAGAAAATACAAAACAAAATGGCTACAAAAACATAACTTTGTACCAAATGACATAATTGTAACCAAAAGAAAAGAATCTTATGCCGTTGATAAACAGACTGGCCTACCAAACATCTTAATTGATGATAGACCTAAGAACTTAGAGAAGTGGATTGCTAAGGGTGGGTTCGGTATCAGATATCAGGCAAATGAAGATAGTATAAAAATAGTTGAGAAAGGATTAAAACTATATGCAAGAACCGTAGCAGAATTGAAAGGCAAGAACACCGAGAGTAAGGTCACCCAAGTTGACAAGAAATCTATGCCTAAGGAGAATGAACTTGGGTAGTCTATGTGAAAGAACACGCTTGGTAAACCTTCGGGCCGACAAGACACTTTTTAATAG